AGGTTGGTTTTCCTATTGCAGCAGCAGTCGCAGCTGGATTCTTTGTTTTTCTTTGTCTCAAGTTTATATTAGCAGGTGTTATCTCTTCTATTAAATCGTTGGAAGATATCATCACTTCTCTTGATAAACGAATTGATATCATGAATTCTGAAGTAGAAAGAATCGATATTAAAGTATCTCATGCACTGGGTCTACAACCTAATTTTAATAGAATAGCCCGCGCGCATCTTAAAGATATGAGAAAAGACTAAAGGAGATGGATATGTCCCAAGAAAAACTAGAAGAAGCACACGCAAAAGGTCAGTTGATCGAGAAGTTAACTTTTGCTTTACTCCCATTACTATTCTCTTGTGTAGTATACTTAATGACTGCACTTCAGAATCTCACGCATGATGTTACTATATTAAATGGAAAAATTTCTCTTGTAGTCACTTCTGATAATAAGCAAGCAACTAACTCTGGTGCCGAGTTAGCACGAGAGAAACTTCGCCAAGACTTAGAAAAAGAGATTCAAGCAAATCGAGATCAGATTGCAGTCAATAGACTTCATATTGCAATTCTTGAAGAGAAATTATCGACTTCTAAGAAGATTTCACCTGAATTAAAGAAAGACTAATGCAAATCGTTGAACTAATCAACAAATATGGTTTTCCCATCATTGCTGCATTTGGTCTGGGTTACTTTGTCCACTATACTTGGAAGTGGGTAACTGAAGAAGTGAAGCCTGTCGTATCTGGTGCAAATAAAACTCTCATTCATCTGATCGACAGGATTCGTGCGTTAGATAATGATCTGATTCGCCTTAATGAGAAAGTTGATACTGTCCTTCAGTTACGCGGTAGATCTATTGACGTTGAACGGATTCGTGCCGAAGTCAAGATTAATCAGCAGGACGATCAACTTTTTTAAGAATAACAGTTTCACCCTCTATTTCAAACGAGAGAGTGTCTCCTTCTTTTAGATCCATCTCTTTGCACAACTCATCGGGTAGTGGCAGAATATCACCATCTTCACCCCCTAATTCTACAGTATAAGTCTTATTCATTTTGTCTTCTGATATTCGTATACTTTCTCTGACCATCGAATGAGAACAGTATAAAAGCGTTTTATCATTCTTCCCACTCCAATACTTGATAGTACTTCTCGACTCGTTTCTTCGCTTCTTCTTTATCTCGTGCAATTAGTGTTACATGCATCATATCATCTTCATACTTTGAAGTGTATGGACAGAGAGGAAGTTCTGCCGATAAATCAACCCGTGCAGATACAGTTTGCCACCCTCCGTTCATAACACGATCAAGTAATGAATATGTTTCATTGTGAATTGAGATCATACCGTTGAACCATGTCTCTGCGTCTTCTTGGGATTCAAAATGTTTAGAAAGTGCTGCACCTGATTTAGCATCGATCCAGAACCACGAGAAATCATCATATACGTTCTTTCTATACTTGATCAGTGTAGCACTTATTACAGAACTTTTTTTAGACATGATTCTCTCTTATTATGCAATCAGATTAATGAACCTATTCAGTACAACTCGATTTGAGATCTTGTTGTTTGTATATTTAGAAAATGCAGAGACAAGACTCTTAGTCGTTTGAACAGTATCTTTTGGCACAGAAAACTCTTCATCTTCAATGTCTAGCTTGTCAGAACGCAGAATGTAATAATCATCATATCCTGCATTCTGAAGCACAGTGAAATTGTTTCGACGAAACTCTCGAATTTTTTTATCAGCAACATTTCTATCTCCAAAATCTTCATAATATATGTTAACACACTGAGATGCGGCACGACCGTGTGTGACGTAGAATCCGACGAGATTGCCGCCGATTCGTTGTTTCAACAACTCAAGCAACGCTCTTGTCTCAAATGCATTGTTTGTATCTGAACTGGAGTAATTGATAGATGATCGTTTGATCTCAACAATTGCTTTTGTAACTGGATCACGAACAAATGATTGTAGACGGTTCGACCACGGACGAATCGATTCTTGCATCATAGTGCCGTAAGTGTTGAAACCGTTGCATCGACCAGAAAGACTTACAGACTGTCCATCTGTAAGAATAACAGTATTTACGATTTGCAGTTTGTTCTCTTGTTTGAACTTGGGAACCATATCAAACGCTGCGATAATAGTTTCGTTCAGTGGCGTACCACCAAGATGCATCATTTCTGGTACTACGACATTAGAAGTCATCGTGTACCGATTCTGACCAAAGTCGAGAAGAATCGATGCAGCATTCGTAAACTCTTTTGCAGTCATTTTAGACGAAAGAATGTTAGGCAAACAAAACTCTTTGTGCAAAACAATGTCGCCAACTTTATATTCTTGAATGTCGTAATCAGACATATCGTCAGTATTCGGGCGAGATGCAATTGCATACACTTCAAAAGGAATGTTTGCTTTTTTACAGAACATCGCCAGATTCAACAATTGCTTGATCGTTGCGTTGATATGATCAGTCATAGAACCGGACCAATCAATATACATGACAAGTCCATGAGACTTGCCATTAGGAATTTTCGTGATGCGTTTAAAGATATCATCAGTAAACTTATAGTCAGAAATCTTTGACATATTCAGTTCACCAGTCTTAGAGACTTTTGCACGAGCAAGTTGATCTGCATTCTTACGAAGTTCAAACTCTTTTACAAGATATGACACAACACGATTTGACTCTTTGCGAAATGCATTGTAGTTTGCAAGTAGAACTTCTGGATTATAAAATCCAACATTGTCAGACAACGAATTCACATGAGCGAACTTTGCATACACTTCTTTGTATGAAACAACAACTTTATCCAATTTTACAGTAGGAATAGTCGAGTACATATACTCTTTGCGAGAATTGTCATCTAGCAGTTCTTTTTCTTTCTCACGAAATGATTCGTCAGTGATAGAAACTGGATTGTACTTGCCCTGAGTCGAACCAGTCATTCCCTGTTGATCAGCGTCTTCTTCTCCATCTCCAGAAGATTCGTCTCCATGCGAGGAATCAAGATCCTGAGTTTCTTCAGAGTCTTCTCCATTTTCTTCAGAATCATCTTCCATGGACTCTGGTTGTTGGAATTGTTTCTCGTCAGACTTCTGTTTCTCTTGTTGTTTCTCTTTCTTATCCTGATTCTTCATGTATGCTTCAATCTTTTTAGCGACTTCAATAGTCTCTGCAAAAGTTTCAGCATCTTCTGTCTCTTCAAGAAGATCAGTTTCTTCTTTATTAAAACGGATATTGAGTTGAGCACCACCTTTTGAGTGCAGATTCAGGCGATCAAGAAAATTCAGTGCATTCAAATCTTTGCCTTTGACGCCAAAGAAGTCCATATCCATGAGTTCTTTATACCCTTTCAGGAAAGAAACACGAATACCAGGAAAACGGCGTTTGATCTTTTTCTCGATACGAACATCTTCACAGATATTTACAGTAGTACGAGAAACTTCTTTGAGTTCGACAATTGAGTGATGCCAACCTGCTTCTGGAGTCTCTAGTGCATGACCAACTTCATGACCCATCAAAAGATCATAAAGTTCTGGCGAAAGATTGCCATTTAGAATAGGCACCGTAAGGACACGATTCTTAATATCGAAAAAAGCAGTTGAAACTCGGCGTTGCTCGATAATAAGGTTCTCAGTAGCCATCAGACGAGCAAGATTGGATTTCGAATCGATCAGCATTTGTGTTTCCGTTGAGTTGATGATTCTATTATACGCTTTTCTGGCGAAATGTCAAGCGGGTGTTGCTTCTCCGTCACACTTTTCTTCATTTTGGGACATCTTGACCCACTCGGCAACGATTTTTCGCAAAATTTCGTGAATTTCTTCGGAATTTTCCATTTTTACCTTCTCATTTTTGCCATGTCGAGTGCTTCTTCTTGAGAAAACACAGGAACAGCGTTGGATTTATGCAAAGTTCCGATTCCAAGCATTTTATCGCCAGTATAAACTTTTTTAGTTCGCATATTTGTGTTGCCTTCTCCAGTATTTAGAGATGGAATGTGTCTTGAATCAGTCCTGCCGACAGGAATGTTCAGATTGTAAGAAAAAGAAGGCGACTCTACGATCTTTTTCTTCTTACCGACGCCGTGTTTATCGAGCCATGCTTGATATTCGTCACGTTCTTTCTTTGGACGAAGTTTTGGCTTCGATTTTTTCTGATAAGCATAAATCATCATAACAAAAAACTCAAAAAATATAGATTAACGGTACTTCATACGCTTGTCTTGAAAATCAGATTCAAATGCATCATCGTTATGGCGGCGCATTTTACTTTTACGAAGTTCGATGCTTTTCTTTTTTTGTTTTTTATTGTAGTATTCATCAGAAGAACCATATTCATCACTGCGTGACTCTTCAAAATACTTACCGAAAGACTTACCCACTTTACCTATACTCCTACCTTGGTTGAAAAAACGCTGTTATGGCAACAGACCACTAATATTATCACGAACGAACTTGTATGTCAAGCCCGGCACACCCAAATCTTTCTTGAAAATTCCATTAATAACCTCTGCTTCACGAGGTTCTAATGATTCCAAAAGAATAAGAAGCAATTCTTTTTGCTTTGCCTCTGTCAATTTCTCTGCTGTTGGATTTCCAACTTGAAAAAGATACATTCTTTTAATTTCTTGATTCAGTGTGCTGTAAGAGATTCCAGGTTTTGTGTCTGGAATCTTATAATCTTCAGGAATTCCGTTAACTTTCCATTTAATATTAGGATCAAACGCCATCGATAGTACGTTTTGTAGAACAGGAGTCCAATTTCTCTGTAAAACTGCGATTCTTTCTTCTTTTGTTGATGCATTTTCAAAGTCATCAAAAATTTCATACACATTTCTTCTCATTTAATTACCCTTAGTAGTATTGTATCAGCATTGATACGTCCAGTCATTGCTTGATCGACTGCATTGATATCTGTTAGTGTTTTACGCAGTGCTACTTTACCCGCAGTGATGATTCCGGGTAGAACAACTTCTGGTTTTCGAACAGTTTTATGTATGGACTTAGTTTCATCAAAATTAGTCAAAGTAGTACCTTTCACACTTAAGCCCGAACTGTCGAGGGAGAAATAACAACCGAGTTTTCTCGTTTTTGTGTTAAATACCCATAACTGAGATGCGCCGATAATATCAGCAGGATTAATAGAAGCCACTTTAAAATCTTTATCTTCCTTCTTGTATTGAAACGTAGACAGAATCTTTTCAGTCGTTTTAGGTTTCTTCTTCCTTGGTGCCCGTGTTACTTTCGCAACATGAGCAATCCTGGAACAATCTGCCACAACTGTATTTAGAAAAACCAGATATTGTTTAAGAAGAGTTTTCTTAAAATTAGAATACCCTTCAATCAATTGATCATCATTGCCAGCAATGACTTGTTTTAGTTCTGCAATGCGTTTTTCATAGAAAGGGACAATAAACTTAATATGTACTGCTTTTATTTGGCGACTCTGCATCCAGTCATATGGATCAACACCAACGAAACTCTTTTTAAGAACACACTCATCAATGACGCCTTCGAGTTCACCGATATGTTCTCGTGCTTTGTCTTCTATGCGTTCTTGAATAGAAGGACCTTTATCTTCTTTGACAGGAGTTTCTACTTCAATCTGTTCTTTGAACATGGATCGAAGAGTCTGAATTGAATCCTCGATCCATTTTTCGTTCTGCTCTGTTAAAGGAGCACCACGAAGTTTCATGCGACAAACAAACCCAAGATTCTTGAACTTATCTTCTGGAACTTTATCAAATGCATCAACGATATTCTTAGGTAATTTCTTATCTTTAAGATATTGAATAGTATACTTTTTACTATCTTTATTTGAGCAATGATATGCGTACCAGTTCAGTGCTCGTGAAAGTGGTACGTCTTGATACATTGAGACTTCAACATCTGTCCAAATGGGTTCACCACCAGATGCTTTCTTTTCATAATCTTCAATAGATTTGAGTCGCATAATTAAATTAAGTTAGACTAGACACCGAGTTAATAGAATCCATACGGAACGACCGCCATCCGTTGTTTTCTACATCCCACACTCTAAGTGTACTAGGATTCTCTTCCTTTGTCAAGGTCTCCGTCAAGAGTTGTTTTCCTGCAACATCCGACTTCGGCAGATACTCTGACAGAAGAGTACATTTCATTTCACGTTGTTCACCGTTAACTTTAGTGAAAACAACAGTAGTGACAGAATTCTCAAGAATCTGTTTCAGTTCATAACGATCAATCATTTCTCATCCTTTAAAGTTTCTTTAATCGCTTCACACATTGCTTCATAGTTCTTAGACATAGCCTTATCAGATTTTGTCGTAGCCTTACAAAGCACACCAAAAAATCCATCATCAAACATTCTATTTAAATAATCAACAGGCGATGTCAAAATCGCTTTGAATCTATCTGGCATTTCAGATAGATCTTGTGGCGTCACAATAATATCGTAAAGATCGCCCATTGAAGATCCAGGAAGTTTCTCGCCCGGTTCATTAAACTCAAACGCTTTAATAGATAAATCACCTTCGTCATTTCGCATAAACATAAAACCGTCGTAATTTCCTTTACGTAATGCTTCTAGTACTTCCATTATAGTCCTTAATATGTGATTTACGTACTCGTACCATTATCCATGCATTGTAAAAATCATCCGTTTCTAGAACGGATCTGTTGAACTGTTCTTTCGCTTCCACGTATCCACACTCACCCTTCGTTTTACACAGGTGCAGAATCTCTCTGAGGAACATCTGCTCACCCAGCAGTTTGACATCGTTCAGGAGTTCTGCGTTCGATCCGTAGTAAGTTTGCCAGTCAGATGCTATCTTATACCTTTTCTTCTTACCTTTCAAGACTTTTGTGCGTGAAGAGTAGAAAAACTTTTTACCGACATACTTTTTATTAGTCTGAAGATTAGTAATCAAATAGACGAACCCATAGAATTCGCCTATTTGACTTTCAGTGAAGTCTGACCCTTGTAACTTCCAGGTCACTCCCATTCCTCTGGGTCTTCTTCCTCATCATCTTCATCTTCATAAATTTGTTCAGATACATCTTCTATCTCTTCGCCACAAAATGGACAAAAAGAAGGCAATTCATCTGATACTAATTCTTCTTCGTATGCCAACTCAAACGTTGACTCGCAGCTATTGCAATCTGCTGTTATAACTTTATCTACCATTTAAAACTCCCTAATTAGCCCATACATCGCTCCAATTTCCAGTCAGAGCGCCTTTAGCATAATCTGTTGCACGATTCTCAAAAAAGTTTGTGTGAGTCGGTGCATTAATCATTTCTTCTACCCACGGTAATGGATTCTTCTTTACTTTAAATATTCCTTTGAGACCCAAAGAAATAAGACGGCGATCAGCGATATAGCGAATATATCGCTTAACATCATCAGAAGTAAGATCCCGCATTTCACCCATCTTGAAAGCGAGATCAATGAATTTCTCTTCCAAGTCGACCATTTTTTCTGCGATAGTATAGATTCTCGATTTGAGTTCATCGTTCCAGATTTGCTTATTTTCTTCTATATATGTTCTAAACAATTTGATCATCGATTCAGCGTGCATAGTTTCATCGACAATCGACCAAGTGACGATTTGACCCATACCTTTCATCAAACCATTTCGAGGAAAGTTCAACAACATAATGAACGAAGAGAATAACTGCATACCTTCAGTGAATGCAGAAAACACAGCAATGTGCGTTGCAGTATTCTCTAGTGTAGTATTTTGGTCTGAAATGTCTCTGACATAATCATGTTTGTCACGCATTTCTTGATAAGAAAGAAACTCATTGTATGTTGTCTCCGGTAGACCAAGTGTTTCGATCAAATGTGAATATGCAGCAATATGCAACGCTTCACGAGCAGCAAAACCAGCAAGCATCATTCTAACTTCTGGTTGTGGAAAGTGTGGCAAGTAATTGCGTACATAACCACCTGCAACGTCAATATCGCCTTGTGTGAAGAATCTAAAGATGTGAGTTAGAAACAATTTCTCATTTTCAGTTAAACGCTTTTTCCAATCTTGCACATCTTCTGACATTGGTACTTCTGTGTGTAACCAATGAGATTGTTCATGTTTCAACCATGCTTCATACGCCCATGGATAACTAAAGGGTTTGAAATGATCCCTTTCGTCCGTGAGAGTTAGTTTACCTTCTTTAGTCATTTTATCCTCTAGCCTTAATTAAATTGTCTTTAAAAATCTTCCAACAGTTTTCCCATGTCCATTCTTTTGATGTTTCTTTAACTAATTTTCTATTCAAAGAAAGACACTTATTTATTGATTCTGATAGATTTGGACCGATGTATCCATTTATGCCGTTGTATATAATATCTTTAGGACCAGTTACATCATATGCAGCGACAGGAGTTCCGAGACTTAGTGCTTCTATCATCACTATACCGAATGTGTCGTTTGTGCTAGGAAAGCAAAACACATCAGCCCTATTATAATAATCGGCCAATTCACTGCCTTTCTTATATCCCGCAAACTTTACTTTTCTATACTTCTCTTCCAGTTCTTTTCTGTGTGGACCATCACCAACAATAATAATAACATACTTGTCCTGAAGTGTACAGAGATCTTCTAGATTTTTTTCTTTAGAAACTCTTCCGACATACAAGACTATTGGAGATGGATTATTTTTATGAGGAGTGGTTGGTTTTAAAACAGATCTATCAACGCCTCGAGTCCATGGAATTATATCACTTCTAAAGCCTCTTGCTTCGAGTTCTTTTACCATAGAAACAGTTGTTGTCAGAACTTTACCAGAATGCTTATGAAACCATCTGACGTAACGATAAGTTAGATTTACTGGAATTTTATATATTGTGTATAAGAATTCAGGAAACTTCGTATGATAACTCGTATTATAGAAGTATCCGTGCATATCGCACCAGATTCTTGCTGCTAGTCCTACGGGCCCTTCCGTAGCAATGTGAATGTGATCTGGATTAATCTCTTCAATTCTTTTTCCGATTCCTCTCGGCCAAGAGATTTTAACTTCAGCATAACCAGGACAATCAATATAAGAGAACTGCCCGGGATCAATATAAACAAAATCATACCCATCAGAATCAGCGCATATTTCAATATTGTTAAAAGTCGAGACAACCCCATTTATTTGATCCTTTATGTTGTCTGTGACAATTAAGATTTTCTTACGCATTTGCCTTCTACCTTAAATGAGTCAAACTTTAACCAATATTTTAAAGTACTGAGACTATGTTCACATGATTCTTTTGTTTCAAACTCTAAAGATAGTCTACCAGGTATGTCATTTGGATTCGTCGAGTGTACTGCTATCAGAAGTAGTAACCACATCTGAGTCTCCTTTAGTGTATGTGACGATTTCCCATCTTCCATCTACATGTTCAACTAATGCAGTCAATGATTCAACCCAATCACCATCATTCATATAGATTATACCATCTATTTCTTTAATCTCAGCGTGGTGAATGTGGCCACATATCACACCATCGAATCCACGTTTCTTGCAATACTCTGCAAGATTCTTTTCAAATTGAAAGATAAAGTCTACAGCTTTCTTTACTCTATGCTTAAGGTATTTGCTAAGACTAAAGTACCCAAAACCAAAGCGATGACGTATCCAATTGTATTTGCTATTAATCGATAAAATAACATCATATGCTTTATCTCCAAGAAATGCTAACCAAGGTGCAAGTCTAGTAATTCCATCAAATAGATCGCCATGTGTTACAAGATATCTTTTACCATCAACACCAACATGTTCATATTGGTTGTGAATCTCGATACGACCAAATGCAAGTTTATATTGCATGAAAGGACGTAAGAATTCATCATGGTTACCAGCAATATAGATTACTTTACTTCCATCTTTGCTATAGTTTAAAAATCTACGAATTACATTAGAATGACTTTGTTTCCAATGTAACTTGTTCTGCTGTATTTTCCATCCATCAATAATATCACCAACCAAGTATAAAGTGTCACAACTATTTTCTTTTAGAAAATTGTTTAATCTATCAGCCTTACATTCTTTAGATCCCAAATGAACATCAGATATGAAGATTGACTTATAGTGCATTTTATTCCTTTACCAGTGATGCCATGCGTTTAGTATAATATGTATGCAGGTGATCATTTCTACTATTCGAAATAACCACCATACAAAAGGATTATTCATTTAGCCCTCACAAGCGATACAGTCGTTTCCTTGTACTAGTGCAGACATATCAAGTTCTTTAATTACTTGACGTTCAATTCGCTTAGATACTTTATCTGCTTTTGCTAGTTTCTCAGAACGACAGTAATAAAGAGTTTTTACGCCTTTCTTCCATGCCATAAAATGGATAGCGTGAATATACTTAATATGTGAATCGGGTCTAAAGAAAACATTCAAAGATTGTGCTTGATCAATGTATTGCTGGCGATCAGCAGCGTGTTCAATAACCCAACGTTGGTCGATCTCCATCGAAGTTTTGAATACTGCCTTGTCGAGATCGTCGAGCCATTCAAGATGTTGACAAGATCCATCATTAGCAATAATAGAAGACCAGATATCTTGATAATCTAACTTCTTATTCTTTTCACATTCTTTTTTGATAATTGCATCAAGATATTTGTTTTTGTTTAAGAATGATCCCGAAAGAGTATCTTGTCTATAAGCATTAGCACGATAAGGCTCAATAGAAGGGCTTGTATTACCCATAATGATAGAGGAAGAAGCATTAGGAGCAATAGCCAACATATGACTAAACCTACGTCCAGTGCCAACTGCATCAGGAGCCTCACCCCTTTCTTTACCCAATTGAAGATTTGCATCATCTAGTTTTTTCCTTATATCTTTAAAGATACTATTGTTCCAGATTTTAGCCATCACTCCTTCAAACGCAATACCTTTTTGCTGTAGATACGCATGAAATCCCAAAGCTCCAATACCAATAGAGCGCTCATTAGAGGCAGAATAAACAGCCCTAGATATAGAAGCTGGAGCATTACTAATAAAGTATTCCAGAACATTGTCCAACATCTCGGCAACGTCTTGTAGAAAAAGTGGCTCGTTCTTCCAT